GCATTTCCTCACGACATGGATACAAATCCATTTGGCAAAAAAACGTCAATCGAAAGAGACATCGACACCCTCATTGGATACATCGGTGTTTTCATTGGCGGCTTCATTCTCGGTATCGTATATGTCTCAAGATAAAACAAACTTCAACATCAAGACTGGCCAGTACACCAGAGAGATCATGTACGAGGGCATCCACCTGATGCTTCAGTACAGCCGCAACGCTGATGGCGCTTTTGAGTTGGACGGTGTGCTGACCCCTGATGGCCAGAACATCACCGACTTGGTCCGAATGAAAGCACTGGAATATTTTGAAAGTCTTCTATGAACGACCAACCAGCATTTCCAGCACCAGCAGGTGTAGCGCATATTACGGAACAAGGCATGACCTTGCGTGATTACTTTGCGGCTCAAGCATTGACAGGCGCTCAAATATGGGATGCCGTGATAAATGGCCAAAATGCACAGTTTAGTCAAGGTACGGAAAAACTTGCAGAAGTGGCTTATGCGGTTGCAGACGCAATGTTGAAAGCAAGAGAAACTTGAAAGGAATTGAAATGAATAGCATTGAAAAGCGTGTCCAGTCGGGCACAGAGTTCTTGGTGGCAGTCATCCTTTGGCCAATCATTGGATTCTTCCCTGTACTGGAGGCATTCAAATGGGTTATCTGATTGGCTGGGGTTGCTTCTTTGCGTGGCTGACCCACATCTTCTATTGCTTTGGAAACGCCGCCTGGGGCTTTCTCCTCGCTGGTGCGATCTTCTTTCCAATAGGAATCTTCCACGGCTTTTTTCTATGGTTCAACTGAGAGAAACATCATGAGAATGAACGAGCACAAACAAGAGTTGCTGACACAGCACAAGAGATCCGATCAAGAGTACTGCTACTACTGTTTGGAGCCCAAATACGAAAACACAAGTTGTTGTCAAGAAAATCACTTTGGCACATTCAGAGATCTGGATCAAGCGGCACAAGATGAGATCCTGCAAGCAGAAATCAAAGAGTATGAAACATGGAGCAAAACACAATGAATGAAGTAAGCAAAGCAAATATGGCGGTCTACAGCAAACTGTCTGCGGCCAGAGCAATGTTGCGAGGCACTCAACTCAAAAAATCAGGCCACAACAAATTTGCTGGCTACCACTACTTTGAGCTTGGTGATTTCTTGCACCCCACGCTGGAAATCTTCGACAAGCTTGGTTTGATTGGCATTGTGTCATTCACCAAGGACGAGGCCAGCTTGGCCATTGTGGACATGGATGGTGGCGGTGAGATTGTGATCACCAGCCCGTTTGGTTCGGCAGCATTGAAGGGCTGTCATGAGGTCCAGAACATCGGTGCTGTGGAAACTTATCAGCGTCGATACCTGTGGGTGACTGCAATGGAAATCGTTGAACACGATGCCTTGGATGCAACCACAGGACGCAAAGGAGATGCACCCGTCATCACCCCCAAAGGTGGTATTGGCGACGATTTGCCAAACGACATCAAGGAATTTTTGATGGAGTTGGCAGAAAGCTGCAAAGAGTTAGTTGCAAATGGCAAGGCAAGGGAAGCCTATGACTTGATTAAAAGCAATGCACTTGAAGCAGACCAGGAAGTCTGGCTGTCCAATCAAATGGATTCGGCCACAAGAAGCGCAATTAAAAAGGCGAAAACACTTTAAGAGGAAAACATGGCGTATGACAACACGAACCGAGGCACTTTGTCTCGGAATGAAAAGAAAGAGAGTGACACCCACGCTGACTACAACGGTCAGATCAACGTGGAAGGCACTGACTACTGGCTGAATGGCTGGATCAAAGATGGCAAAGAAGGCAAGAAGTTTTTGTCTCTATCCATCAAACACAAAGCGCCAGCAGCCCGTCAGAGTTCGGAGCCTACCCGCAAATCAAAGGGTAGTTTTGATGACATGTCCGATGACGTGCCATTTTAGAATGGTATACTCTCGATGTACCTTTTTACCGTGAGGTGTTATGAAGATATGTCGAGAGTGTCATGCCGAAAAGGAATTAAACGAGTTCTATAAACATTTTCGTATGGGAGATGGTTATTTGAACAAGTGCATTGCTTGTGTAAAAAATCGTGTAACTAAACACAGAAATGAAAATCTGGAAAAAATTAGGGAATACGATAAATCAAGGGCAATGCTTCCTCATCGTGTGGAGGCTAGAAAAGAATACGCAAAAACAGAAAAAGGAAAAGTTGCCAAATTAAAAGCATTGAAAAATTATCATGAAAGATATCCGTTAAAAAGAGCCTCTCATGTAATAACTGGAAATGCCATAAGAGATGGAAAACTAATCAGACCAAATAATTGTTCTGAATGTGCTTCAACGGAAAAAATTGAAGCTCATCATGATGATTACACAAAACCGTTGGATGTTAGATGGTTATGTAAAAAATGCCACGATAGATGGCATAAACATAACATTCCAACTTTTCAATAACTTCATTTTGAGGAATAGCATGGAAAACACCCGTATTTACATTGTTGGCCACGGCCAAGACATCCGCTTGGTTCGTGCTGGCCACCGTGCCCAGGCCATGAACCATGTGGCCAAAGCATTGATCAACGTCAAAGTGGCAACACAAAACGATCTGGTCGAAGCGTTGCAAAAAGGCATCAGCGTTGAAAGTGCAGTTGACGCAGATCAGTTAACCTTGGTAGAATAACCAACAGAGGGAAAGCGGATGCTGGCATCGTGTACGCAAGGCAATTGCACCAGTGCAGCGAGTACCTCTACCTTTTCAAGAGATCAATTTGGAGAACATCATGAGCAAATTAGACGATATTCACTTTGGCGGCACAGTAAAAAACTTCTTCGGTCTGCCAATTTTCAATCGTGCCAGGGCAACAGACCCAGTGACCAGCCACCAAGCTGCTGAACAAGTCACAACCACTTCCAAGCACTTCCAAGCCATCCATTTAGCCCTGATTGAGCATGGTCCTATGGGTAAGGATCAGATCGCCCAAAAGACTGGCCTAGACCCCAATGCAGTGGCCCGTAGACTGCCTGAGTTGGCCAAGCTGGCGCTGGTCGAATTGACAGGCAAGACAGTCACATCAAAGGCTGGCAGGAAGGAGCGGGAATGGAAAGCTTGCTGAACATTCTGCTGCTGACCCTTTTGACCGCTGGTTGCCTTGTGATGCTGATTGCATTGGGAGCCTTGGTGGCTTTATGCATTGAATTTTTGAAGGATTGATGATGAACACATTTGTGACTTTCTGCACCGTGTACTATTCCGAGAAACTAGAGATGGACCTGGAGATTTGGTATGACATTACCGACTACGACCCATCGGTGGGCGTGGACTGGGAGTTCGAGTGGGAAGCTCTGGATGAAGATGGAAAAGACCGAAAAGATGACATCAGTTCCGAAGAGCACACAGAATGTGAACAGCTTATCTACAAAGACATCATCGATACCGACCCCTACGATTTTTGAGGAGGTCAGGACTTTCTATGGCCGTCCCAGAGGCCGTGGAGAGGTCAGGGTGGCCGAAGGTATCGCCTTCAGGTGCAAAGCCTGTCAGGCGGTCCTTCTGACCACTCTACAGCGTGATCACCACCGCTGTCAGGCAAATACCTCAAGCGCCCGTTGAGTACGGGCAACCCTGTCATCCAGGCCATGTGTGCCACCGTTGATCTTCTTGGTCACCGCCAGGATGTCGGCAGCAATGTTGTTCAGGTGGTTCTTGTGCCAGAACCAGCCAGCAGACAGGGCGGCATAGGTCGGGGTGCTGACCAGATCGGGTTCTGACTCCAGGTCAACCCCAAGCGCCTCACCGCAAGCACGGTAATTGTCTCGGCCAGTCAACTGAATCAACCCCCTCCCACGAAAATTCCAGCCATCTCCTGACTCTTCGTCGCCATTGCCCATGCGGCTGGCGTAGACCTTGTTGGCGATCTTCTCTGGGTTGCGGTGGTAGGGCTGGGCAGCCTCCAGGCTGGGGAAACGCTTTGGCCACACCTTGCACAGGCTCTCGGCCTTGTAATTCAAGTTTTCAACTAGAGCGGTGAAGCCAGCACTCTCATGGCCACACTGGCCAAGGAAAGATGCCTGTTGTTCAGGGGTATCGATGCCGAATGTCTCAAAGGTAGTGTTAATCGCTTCAATCCATTCTTCTGCTTTGGCAGGTGGCATATTCAAAGCATGGGCCAGTTGTTCGGAGTTCATCTTTTTTCCTTTCAGTTTTGATGTCTATGTCTATGCATATGGCTTTTACGGTCACGGTCTTGGAAGAATATTCAGCCTTCTTGGACTCGATCTCTTGTTCGCAATTCTGTTTGTCGGTGGTGTAGTTTTCGGATTGAAAGAAACCACACTCCAACCCCATGCAGATGTACAGCAAGGGGATGTAGATGGTCACTTCTGAGAAGCCCTGGCTTGGTTGTACAACTCTACGCAAGCATTGAGCTTTTCGATGGCTCGATTGCCTTCATCGGTTATTTCGAAAAGAGCTTTTCCAAACGCTGGGTCAAGTTCGGCTCGTGTTTCTCCTGAACTATCTCCTGCGGAAGGGGCGGGATCTGCGGTGGTGTGTACGGGGCAGACGGGGGTTTTGACAGGAATCCGCAACTTGAAAGCACCAGTATCAATGGCAGTGTTGCGCTTTTGAGAAAGAATCTTTGCATCGTTTTGGACCTTTACAAGTTGAGTGGTTTGGGTGGTGACAGCGGCAACAAGAGCTTGTTCTTTGACACGGGCCTGGGCATTGAGGGCGGCAATCTCCAGCTCCTGCTTGACTCTCATGTCATGCCGACCTTTGGTGTATCCACCACCCAGAGCGCCCAGGAAGGCCACCAAAAGGCCAAGCAGTACCCAAGGGTTCAGTAGACTCATTCTCTGGCTCCTTTGAAGGCTGGCTCGTCATCGTCGGCAACCTTGGCTTTAGGTGGGCTTGGCTGATTGTTGACCCAGCTTGGTGTGGGTGGTCGGCCAGTCCAGGTGCTGACGGGCTTGGGAGGTGGGTCGTTGTCAGTGGCTTCAGCGGACGCTACAGCCTTGGCCACAGCCTTCACGCCAGAGCGGCCAGCAACACCCCCCAGGACACCAGAAACAAACACCATGATGGTGGAGATCTGCTGGGTGTACACCTTGTCGATGGGCGCAAGGCCCGACATGGGTTGGGTCACAAAGCTGACGCTGTACAAGAACATGGCCATCGATCCAAGCAGGATCACAACCAGGGAAACAATGACAAAAGCCCACACACGGGCTTCGATTTCTTCAGCGGTCATTCGGGTGGCCATCACTTCTTCTCCTGTTCTGGTTTGATGAGCATTTCAGGGCATGTGCCAGTGGCGGTGCAAATGGGAGGCTTGCATTCAGCGCTTTCCCAGTTTTTTGGATTTTGGCAGGGGTATCGAAAGCGGTCTTCGCACCCTGTCAAACACAGGACGATTGCTAAAAGTATCAGGCTCTTTGTCACGCTTTTCCCTTTCAATTTCTCTTCTCAACCGTTCGACCTTTTCCATCTGGATCTTGGTTTCGTGCTTGGCTTCCAAGATGTCCAAGTATAAAAAACCCATGATTGGCAGAAGCAGGGCGACCAACACACATGCAGCAATCCAGCCCATCACATCTTCTCCAGTCTTGCGACGAACAGGAACCACATCCAAAGGTAGAGGAGGAACAGAAAAGTTACTACGAGGTACGCTGACTTTGCCTGGAAGTCTCTTTTTTCCTCCTGCCGTTGCCATTGCTTGAACCTCTCTTTGGCCTCTTCCTTCAGTCTGGCGTTCTCCTGCTCCTCCGAAATTACGTCCCGCATCTCAAACACTTTGGAATACAGCGCACCCATCTCGGGCGGTGACTGGTAAACCATTGTTTCCCTGATTGTCACTTCCAGTGCTGCCATCTGGTCCATCGCCATGACACGCTTCAAGGCGGCTTCCATCAGGTTGGCATCAGGGTCGTAGACGTTTCTGCTCTTCTCTTCCTCTTCTCTTATGTGAGCAGCCAACTGCTCCTGGAGCTTAAAGAATTCTGTGAGTTGACTGACGACATCGGCCATGACTTTGGTTTCGTCAACGGCAACATATTTTTCTTTCTTCTTTTGCGCCACAGGCTGGGGGCTAGTTGGCTTTGGCGAGCCGCCCAACATTTTTGCCAGTTTGCCCCAGAAGCTGTATATCTCCTTACCAACTCCAACAGCCTCGTCAACCGTTGCCTTGATCTCCACGAAAGATGTCTTTGCTTGCTTGTAAAGCTCACAGCCTTCCTTGATGGCGGCAACGCAAGCATTTGCAGCAAAGAGGATGGAGATTGGATCAATCTTTAACTCTTGTTGAGAAAGTTGTGTGAGATGAAGCCAACGACTGAGCTGATGCCAGACACAATGGCCACACCCATCCAGACCCCACCTTTGCCTTTGTTGACCAGGGCAATGAGTTCCTCAATCGACTTCTCCATCTTGTCGATTTTCTTTTCCAGGTTGTCTACCTTGGCGGTCAAGACACCGTAGGCAATCGGATCAATCTCACTCATTTTTATCTCCGATATGCAGAAGGAGGCGCAACCCCACGGCCACCGCCAACAGTCTGAGCTTGCTTGGCATTGCGCAGTGTTTTCAGCTCGTCTGGCGAAAGTCCAAACAAAGCATTTGCAATTGCAGTTACTGGATGAAAGTCCAACAGGTTGGAAAGATACGATGCAGACATTGCAGTGTCACCTTCCTTTGCAGATTGAATGGCGTTTTCAATTGAGGGCTTTGCAATCAAAGCTCCCAACGCAGCGCCACCAGCCGCAGTCATGCCGCCAGGAGTAGCCCCACCCTTGATGTAGTCAGGGATGTATTTGGGCGTTCCAAAAGAACCCCCAGGCTTTGCTCCTGGTGGCAATGGTTGTTTTGGTCCAACCATTTGTTTGCCAGCCGCTTTGGAATATTCATCCATGTATTGTTCGTAAGGCACATTTTTCTTGCCGTATGTGCTTTCCCAAACCTCAATGGCTTTTTCAAGACCAAGGTTGTTGGCCAAGTGATTGAACGCAGATGGCCCAATAGGATTCTTCTTGCCCTTGCTGTATTGCTCACGCATTCCTTCAGGCGGTGCAACGCCAGCCTTTGGAGCTTCAGCAGGAGGTGTTGCTGGCGCTTTAGGAGTCTCTGCTGCGGCAGTAGGTGTCTTGGGTGCTTCAGGCGTGGCTGATTTGGCATTGAACTCTTCAACTGCTTGCGCTGGAGATGCTCCTGGAGGTGCTTCATTTATGTAATATTGATATTGAGCCTCAGTCATTCTCACGCCATTAACATTGCGTTCTGATGGTGCGGCAGTGGTTTCAGGCGCTGCTACAGGCGCTTCAGGCGCTGCTGTCGTAACAGGCGCTTCAGGTGTTGGTGGTGCGGCAGGAGCTTGAGGTGCGGCAGTGGGCGCAGATGGAACTTGGCCAGCACTTGCTCTTTGCTGATACGCTTTTTCTATGTAGTTGTAATCGCTTGGACTGAGTTTGACACCCTCAAGACCGAGATCAGCTTTTACTTTGTTGAAGTCAGTGCCTGGGTATTTTTGACTCCAAGCTCTTTGCATTTCAGCTTCTGCACTGGCAGCGGCAGATGGAAGAGATTGTTCTCCACCAACGATCTGCACTTTCATTGGCTTTTCTTCTGGAGAAAAGAATCTATCCTTCAGGCCCTTTGCCTTGTATCCAGCAGCCAAGCCCAAGCCAGTGGCAGCCCCAGCAACACCAAGCTGCTGTCCAGGTGACAGACTGCTCCATACCTGTCCGACAGCACCCATCATTGAATCATCTTTGTTTTCGGGTTGGATGGTGTCGAGCAGTGGAGTTGAAACAGGCTTACCAGCCTTTGCTTCAATTCTTTGTTGCAATCGATCTGCATTGATTCCAGGAGCCAAATCGCTTGGTGTAGCTTTTTGAGCAGCTTGCCTCTCGCTCAAAATAAAGCCTTGCATTTCCTCTTGCGATGAGCCAACAGGCCCTTCAAGGAAAACAACTTCCCCGTCAGGCATTTTGACTTGGTGGATTTTTAGTTCTGCCATGATTTACCTCAAAGGAGCGCTAGTAGAAGAAGCGTCAGGAGTCACAATTCTGAACTTGGGAGGTGCAGTGCCACTAGAAGCTTTTTTTGCTGGAGGCTTCACACCTTGGCCTTTTGGCTTTTCAGCAGGTTTTGTGTCAACAGTGTTTGCCAGTTCAACTGGTTTCACACCTTGCTGTTGATTGGCCGTAATCCCACCAACTTCGCTTGCTGTTGTTGTTGATGGCGTAATCTTTGGCATCTCAGCAAGAATCTCACGGGTGCGCTGACGGTATTTGTCACGCAGCTCTTGATACTCTGGCTGCTTCACCCATTGAGCCTCATACCTTCCAGGCTCTGGAATAAAGTTGGGATTCTTCTCTTTTTCGAATTTGTACATTCTTTCCGCAAACGCAGAGAACCCCTTCATTTGCTCACCAGAATATTGGCCTTGCAAAGCATTCAGGCGCAAGCGGCTGGTTTGATCTGCAATGTTTGGAAGTGCTGTAGGCAAAGCAACAAAGCTTGGAATGCGATCTCTACTTTTGCTGTAGATGTCATCACGCTCTTTTGCCAAAGAGAAGTATTGATCGAGAGCAGCAAGCTTTCTTACATACTCACCCTGTTGGGCAGGTGTCATGTTGAGTGGCTTGCCATTTTCATCAAAGCCTTCAGCAGCTTGACGGTACACACGCTTCAAGTTTTCAGAAGTCTGTGTGTAGTTTTTCTCCATGTTCTCAGAATGATTGGTGGACTTTAGCCACTGCTTCATGCTGTTGACATCGTATGTTTCACCACCAGAAACAACAAACTTTCCGTCTTCTGTGTAGTTGGCTTTTACGCCAGCCATGATTCCCAGCGCAGCCGCCACAGCTTTGCCATCTTCCATGCTCAATTTTTGACCAGCACTTGTACCTGCTTGGTTCAAAATTTGTGTCATGGTGTTTTGAGCTTGCTTGTAGCCCAAAGTGCCTGAAGCAAAGCTGGACACCTTGATTTGCTGATCAGCAGTCAAGTCTTTGAAATTCTTGGCAAGCTCTTCCATCTGTGCCGACTTCATGCCAGCAAGGTCGAGCGCACCCAAAGACTTGTTGTAATTTTCTGTGTCCGCTAACCATTTTTCACGATAAAGCTTGGCGTTCTCAACCATGTTTTTGCGATACATGGTGTTTTCCAATTCATGGCCACCGCCACGCTCGGCATACTCATCTCGTGAAATCAATTTCTTTTGCTTGACATCAAACACAGAATCAATCTGGCCAAGCTCATTTGTGTTGACAACCAGCATGTTTCCGTTGTCATCAAATTTGGTTTCAGCTTTTACTTTGCCGCCAGTAATTTGCATAATTGCGCCATCTCTGTCGCCCAGCAAATAACGAAAAAGTGCTTGTCCAACTTGTGGATTGTCAGCCGCTGTTGTCCAACCTTTGGCCTTGGCTTCATCACGCTTGTTGACTGTGTTGTATGTTTGCTCAAGCTTGATTCGACCTTCAGCATTTGACACATCAATAGATGCCACATGTTTTGCAAGTGGTTCATGCGCTTGAATGACGGCCACTTTTTCTTTGGCCGCAGAAGAAATGACTGGATCTGGATCTTTTGAAAGTTCGATAAATGTGTTTTTGTCCCCAGAATCAACAGCACCTTGAAAAGCAACAATTTTGTCAGATGTGTTGGTGTATGGATCTTTTCTTGGAATCAACGCAGCCGCATTCATATTTGTTGCAACAGGCGCAACAACAGCAGGAGGAACAGGAGCTGCCGCAACGGGTGGAGGAGCCGCTGGAGTTAGTTTTTGTGGATCAGCCATGATTAGTCCTCAAGCTAAAAACAATTTCAAAATTTCTGGAGCAATGGCTTGCATAATGCCACCGCCACCACCTTGCTGTTGGTTCATATTCATAGGGGGTGGAGGAGGCGGTGCTGATGCTATTTGCAAAACACCAACATCAGCAGATGCGTCTCTTTGAGCCAATGCGTTTGGCGTAACAAATGAATTAGATAAGCCGCCAATTACTTCATCAATCTGTCTTTCATCAACAGGCTGAACAATTCCTTGTGGCGTTACAGGCGTAGCGACAGGAGCGGTTTGCATCACTGGCGCAACTGGTTGTGGTGCAACAGGCGGTGACGCAGGAAGCATTGCTGCTGCGTTTTCATTTGGGCCATAACCTGGACCAGCCTCATAGTAATCGGAAGGCTTGTAGCCCTTTGTGCCGTCATTGATCACACCAGCGTTTGGATCGGGGGTGAAGTAGCTCTTGATTTTTGATGTGATGGCTCCTTCTGGACTGAATGCATCATCAATGCTGTCAATCACTCCCGCCTTGTACAGACCAATGCCAAGCAAACCTTTTCCTAATGATGGTTCATTGGGGCCTTTAAAGCGACTACGCTCACTCCCCAAATAGCCCATTCCCAAACCGTCAAATGATGATGCCATGATTGCCCCTTATCAGCCGAAGCCTTTGGATTTGCTGTCGCCTGTTTGTGTCGTGCCCTGAGTGCCAGTAAACACAGGTGTGGTGTTGGACTGAGGAATGCCGTACACCACAGACGCATACTTGTTGTAAATGTCCTGTGGAGCGCCAGCCAGACCCACACGATTGGCAGCGGCTTGTTGAGCAGCACCCAAACCTGTTTGACCAAAGTTGGCCAACTGTTGAGCGGCAGCAGCACGATTTGCTTCGACACCAGCAGAAGCGGCAGCGGCAGCAGTGGCTTGACGTTGTTCGCCAAGCTGGCGAAGGTTTCGGTCGGCCAGTGCCTGACGGGCGCTTCCTAAGCCACCAGCACCACCGTACATGGCGTTTTGCTGGGCAAGTTGTTCACGTGTTGCCTCACGACCAGCTTGCAATGAAGCCTGGACCTGTTGTTCTTTGTATTGAGGGTCAAACAAAGCTTTGAGGCCAGCCAAGCCAGTGCCATAAGCCGATGCACCTTGAGCCTCTTGCAAGGCCCCTGCTCGGCCAGCAACGTCCATTGCTCGGCCAGCAGCGCCAGCTACTTGCGGAGCCACATTGCCATAAATATCTTTTGCACCTGCAACCGTTTGTTGATATGCAGGAAGAGCGGTTTCTTTTAAAAACTGGGTCTGTGTCCGAAGCAGATCTTTCTGCTCTTCCATTGGCTGGACTGTCGTTTTTTGTTCGCCTGATGATTTACCAGAACTTCCCATGATTACGCTCCTTTACCCTTGCCAGCAGGGGTTTGCATTGATTGATTGCTGATCTGTCCAACAGTGTTGGCATACGGATTTTGATTGGTTGCGCCGTCGGTTGGCGCAACAAAAGTGGGGTTGACAGGAGCCATCCCAGTGTTGCCGTTGGTATTTGGTTGACCAAGTCCTGGCTGACCAGACAAGCCAGACAAAGAAATTGTTTTTCTTTCGGAGCTGGGCGAATCGCCAGCACCCTTTCCCGCAGGTTGAGATGTCTGACTTGACTGTACTTGTGCTGACTGAGCGCCCATGATTTCCCTTATCGGAAGAATTTGCCAACCATCCAGCAAACCGCTGAATAACGTGTCCCTTCTTCAACGTCTTCTACGCCATGCATGAAGAAGCTTGGGAACACCAGAACTGTGCCTTTGCTTTGCGGGGGGTAATACTTCTCATGACCGTTCTGGATGTAGAACTTGCCACCCTTGAAATCATCGTTTAGGAAGGCCAATACCGTGAGTTTACGACAATCATCGCCATGTGCCAAGAAAGTATCCGTATGAGACTTGTAGCGGCCTCCAGCAGGGTAAATCAAGAATTCAGCTTGATTGGCATGGGTGATGTCAAACTTCCAGTAGTGGTGATTTGCCGCCAATCCAGCAGCCGCCAACCGACCACCAATATCCTTGTAGGTAGGTAATATAACCCTCTCTACATTACGGATGGTCTTGTTAATGTCTCCAGCGCCAGCGCCAATCACAGGAGGCTCTTTGGGAATGGAAGGTTGACTGTATAGCTTGACCAAGGAGTCGCAAGCTTCTTTAGTCAGAATGTCGGTGTAGACAGCTTGTTGCATGTCTTGCGAAGGCAGATTTAAACTTTGGCGCTTGTCGAACCGCCATTCTTTGTGTGGTCCATCAGCATCTACATAATGCAAAAAAACCTGGGCTTGCCATTCGCCTTTGAATTTTTTGCGCCAGTGATGTTTATCCATGCCACGGTAGATGACGGCATCTCCAACAGACATTTGAATCTTGCTGGCATTTTTACCATCTTCGTCGCCCATGTAGATTGGCCAAGCTTTGCCTTCAAAGCCAAGTGTGATGGTGGCACTGATCTCGCAAGCAGGGCGGTCAGTATGGATCTCTAGCTTTTCCCCAGTCTTGTACAAACGTGCGTAACTGTAGGTGGGGTAAAGACGTTTGCCAGAAGCTTTTTCAAAGTGAGGCAACAGATCGACAAGAAGTTTGTCAAATGCCATTGCCCCATGAACAGCTTCAGATTTTGGGCACTGCGAATCTTTTACAGTGACTTGCTGATCAATCAACCGTTTCAGCTCAACAGTCAATTCTTTGCAATTTTCAATATCAAGGAATTCCTTGAGGTGTACATACTTTTCAATAGTGAACTGAGACAGTTGATTGCACATCAATAAAATTCCTCAATAATTACAACGCCTGATGCGCCAGATCCACCAGGACCACTGTAAGCAGCGTTTGAGGCAAATCCAGCGCCACCGCCACCATATTGCCTGCCAGGATTGGCTGATCCTGGTGCTACGTTCAAAACACTAACGCCACCGCCACCAAAAATTGATGAACCACCATTGCCAGAAGCAATACCAATTTGGTTTCCTGGAGGTTGATAAAAAGCGCTACCAGGACCACCGCCATCACCGCCAATATTGAGTTGACCGTTTGAGCCGATGCCGCCACTTCCTCCAGAACCAATACTGGCCGATGGTCCAGTAGTTGTGTTCCCGCCATTAGATCCACCTGTTGCGGAAATTACAGCCACCGTAGATCCAAACGACGAAGTGCCGCCAGCAGAGCCAACAGTAAAGGGTTGCGAACCAGGAATTGATGGTCCTGGGTAATAGCGGATTGCTGCTCCTCCACCACCACCACCTCCACCAGATCCTGGATAAAACGCTCCAGGTCCAGTAGGAGTTAAAGACCCGCCATTTCCACCGCCACCAACCACAGTTACTTTGATTGATTTGATTGTTGATGGCTTTGTCCAAGTGCCAGGGCTTGTGTACACATTCATTGTGTTGAATCCACTTGCCGCTGAAGAAGATTGACTTGTGCCATCAGGAAAAACAATGCCTGGAGCGCCAATTGTTGTGGTTGCCATGCTTTACTCCTTAACTACCAGAAACTGAACCTGCGGCAGAAATTACGCCAGCAGGTGAAATGGTCACAATTGTTGTTGCACCGTACTTAATAAGCAAATTGCCGCCAGATTCAACAATACTGAAATTGGTTGTTTCAACAGAGCCTGAAGACCCATCAGCGTTACCAGTGACGTTAATTGACCATGTTCCTGTTGCGCCTGTGCCGTTTAATGCTGGGATGTCAGTTCCAATAGCCAACCCAAGATTTGTTCTTGCGTCTGCTGCGGTTGCTGCATTTGTGCCACCTTTTGAAACTGGCACAGAAGAATTTAATTGAGTTGGTGGAACTCCACCAGAAGAATCAAGGCTGTTGGAGAAGTTCGCCAAATTCATTGCTTGCGTCATTTTGTGCCTTTCAACATAGCAACTTCAGATTTTAAGTTTTCAAGTTCTTTTTGCATATCAGCAAACAATTCCTTCATGCTTGGCTTGTATTCGACATATACAGGCATGTCCATACCAAGAACACCAGCGCCACTCAAAGATGATGCCGAAGCCTCTCCAGAGCTTTTGAATGAAATAAATTGCGATGGCTGACCACTGAAAGACAAAGCTCCAACATAGGTGTATGTGTACAACACCGCTGATGTCCCCGCCATTGTGTAGTCAGTTCCAGGTTTGAGCAAAGCACCGTTGAGCCACATCAAGTGAGAGTTTCTGAAGAACTGAGTTGGGAAAACAACATTGTTGTTGGCATATGTTGTTTGCGTGTAATTCTCAGAAAAGATCAGTACGCCAGCATTGTTGAATGAGAAAACAATGATGTTGAGATTTCCACCGACCGATGGCGTGATTAACTCATAACCCTGGTTGGTTCCAATGTAGTCGTAGTCGCTGTCAACAACCAAAACTCCATTTAGCAACAGAACTTCAGCTCCATCGGTGTTTGTGCTTGGAATCAGTGTTTGACCAAAAGACAAAGTCTCTTGCTGAACAATAAACGGAACTTTGTCCGCAGATGTTGCCGCATCAATCAGCCTGATGTAGTACATCTGAATAATGTCGCCAACAGTACATGCGCTTGCAAACGTCACCGTTGTAGATGTTCTGGTGTAGTCAGAGTTGGGGTCAAGAAAACACCCGTTGCGAAACACCAGGATTTGATTTGGTTGCGCATTTGAGAAAGTGAATACTGTTTGGCCAGCAGTTGCAGTTGTTTGGAGTGTGCTGTACAGCACGGTGTCCACAGGCGCAGCTTGCACAATGCGACCAAACTCATCTACTTCCACTGTTGCTGTCGCTCCAGGGTCAAATGAATAACCACCAATATCTTTTCCCTGACCATATGGGTCAAGGTTCAAATTGACAATACCGTTTGCGCCAAGGTTTGAATAGCCAATTCGACCAGAAGTTGGACTTGTAATGTTTGTCACAAGCAAGCCAGATCGGCTGTAAACATCAATTGCTGGATCAAGCGTGACGGTTTGTGCTGTTTGATTCACCCACCCAGTTACATCAGGCGCATCGTTTGAAACATTGAATTGAGCAGTGCTTCCACCCGTAGTTCGCACCCAAAGATTCAGGCCAGATTCAAATGTGCCGCCAGCAGAAAACCATAAATAGTCAGCGGGGTTGTTGTCAATTGCAAGAATGTCTGATGCCTG